TTACTGTTAATTTAAGAGGAAGCGGTTCTGCTTCTTTAGATTCAACTATGGATGTAGGTGAGTCTGTAACAGTAGCATATATTTCTAAGCAAAACGCAACAGCGTACTATAACACAACAGTAAAAGTAGATGGAACAGCAGTAACTCCAGTTTGGCAAGGCGGAAGCGCACCAAGTGGTGGTAATGCAACATCAAATGATGTTTACACATACACTGCAATTAAAACTGCAGGTTCAACTTTCACAGTGTTAGCAGCGCAAACGCAATTTGCATAATAGGAGGATAGTAGAAAGATGCCAATTTTAGGTTCATTCGGATCAGGATCCGCAAAAGGATATGGTCAAACTAGCGCAGGTGGTCCAACAGACCCAACTTCAGTACAATATTTAGTTATCGCAGGTGGCGGTGGTGGATATAATGCACCAAACGGTGGTTGTGGTGGAGGAGCAGGCGGAGTTCGTAATTCCTATGCATCTGAACCATCAGGAGGTGGCGGAGGAACTGAAAGTCCTATAACACTAGATGTTAAAACAGATTACACTGTAACTATTGGTGCTGGTGGTGGTTCAATAGCAGATGGTAATGATACAGTTTTTGCAACAATAACTTCTTTAAAAGGTGGTGCATCTGGAGCACCTGGTGCTCAACCAGGAAGTGGCGGAAATGGATCGTATGGATCGGGAGGCGGTCAAGGCGGAGCAATTCAATTACCTTCTTTTTCAGCTACAAACCCAGCAGGAACAACTAACCAAGGATATGCTGGCGGATCAGGCCAAACAGGAAATAATTTTGCTGGAGGCGGCGGAGGAGCTGGAGCAAATGGTCAAAATTCAGGTTCTGGAGGTGCTGGTGGTGATGGAATAAATTCATCAATCTCTGGAAGTTCTGTCGGATACGGCGGAGGCGGCGGTGGAAGCACAGCAGCATTCGGAAGAGGAACTACATCATCAGGAAATGCTGTGGCAAACACTGGAGGCGGAGGCCGATCAGGAAACGGAGGCTCTGGAGTTGTAATTATTAGATATCCAAAAGCTTATACATTTGCTAATGCAGATGCAGGTTTAACTTATAGCACTGCTTTAAGTGGAGATGATAAAATAACAACTATCACAGCTGGTACTGGAAATATGCAATTAAAGTAAAGGAATTATGGCACATTACGCATTTTTAGATGAAAACAATATAGTAACAGAAGTTATCGTTGGTAAAGACGAAAACGAACAAGGACCAGAAGGCCCAAGAGATTGGGAACAACATTACGGTAATTTTAGAGGACAAACTTGTAAAAGAACTTCTTTTAACACATATCAAGGTGTTCATTTATTAGGTGGTACGCCTTTTAGAAAAAATTATGCAGGTATAGGTTCTACTTATGATGCAGACAGAGATGCATTTATTAGACCTCAACCATATCCTTCCTGGACGTTTAATGAAAATTCTTGTGATTGGGATCCACCAATTCCTTATCCAGAAGGTGATGCTGTTTACAAATGGAATGAAGATACTCAAACTTGGGATATTTTAGAATAGTTTTAAATAACTCTTTAGAAAGTTAATAATATAAGAATGTTAAAAAAGAAAAATAAAGACGAACTTAAATATACAAATTCTGCTTGGGATTTTGAATTAGATCCTGTTTTTTTTTATGCATATTGGAGTAAAGCATTTTCAGATGAAGAGTGTGATACAATTATAAAAGTTGCTAATAAAAAAGGTCTTATTACAGCTACAGTAGGAACTGGACCAGAAGTAAGAGAAAATGATGTAAGAGAAAGTAAAATTTGTTGGTTAACTCCACACGATAATTTGGTTTGGGTTTTTCAAAGATTAACTAATATTATATTAGATTTAAATAAAAGATATTTTAAGTTTGATGTTTTTGGAATGCACGAAGGATTACAATTTACAAATTATAAAGCTCCTTCAGGTAGATATGGTAAACATATTGATAGATCAGATGGAGTACCTGTTAGAAAATTATCTGTAACTGTTCAGTTAACAGATGGAGATAAATATGAAGGTGGTGATCTTTGTTTATATGGCGATGATACACCTAAATGTATGGATAGAACAAGGGGTTCATTAAGTATATTTCCATCTTATACATTGCACGAAGTTACTCCTGTAACTAAAGGTGAAAGAAATTCATTAGTAACTTGGGTGACAGGAAAACCTTTTAAATAAAACTTATCTATAATTTTAATTATTATTAATTGTGATTGTTAAAGAATTTTCTAAATATATAGAATCTATAGAATATCCTAAATCAAAAACCTCTTGGAATATTGCAGGTATTATAAAAGGTCAAAATGCTTTTTATAAATTTGATGTTAGAGATATGTTTGCAATAAATGGAGAAATGGTTCAATCAGGTAGAACGGATAGTAAAGCAGATAAAATGGTTTTAAAAATAAAAGATCAATGGGTTATTTTAGATTTAGAAGAGCTTCATAAATATATAAAAAAAAATAAAATAAAGAAAGTTTACTTAAATGAATTAATATCTAAACTAGAATGGACTATATTTTTATAATAAATATATCCAATTTCTATTTTGTTTATATTTTATATTGGCATAAGGAGCAACACAAAAAGAAACACTTAATCTTTTTGTTAAAGGTTTTATACAGTGATAAAATTGGTTAGGTATATAAACAGCATCTCCATTTTTCATTTCTTCTTCTATTAAAGGTTTTTCTTTTTTGTCTGGTTTTTCTTTTGAAAAAACTTGTATTATAAAAGATCCTTCAGATGCAATAATAACATTGTCTTGAGTATCTTTATGTATACCAAAACCTTTTTTATTTGTTTCTTTTTTATTTAAAGAAAAATAAAGGTGTGCGTCTCCAGGAAATTTTGTAATATTTTCTAAATAGTCACAAAAATTATTTATCTTTTTGTTAACACGGGAGCTATCACTTATATAACATACTTTTTTATTTATAATTTCATTTAATAGATTTGGTGGATAACAGTTTAAATCACTTAACCAAGCCGTGTCATTCCATTGTATTTTTTCTGAAGGAATTGTATGAAACCTTTGTGCATTTACAAAAGGACGTAAATTTAATAAATTTTCTAATTCTTTCCAAGAAATTAAATTTGGGTAAAAGTTTTTTATAAAAAATGGTTTATTGTTTTTTATTTCTTTTATTTGTGTTTTATTAAATTTCATTTAAAATTTTACTTATATCTCTATCTTTATTACATTAATTATAGTAGATTTAGGGCTAATAACAATAGATTTTTAACAAAAAAATAGTATAATGGTTTATTATGGCTTTAAAAAAACTAGGTTTCAAACCAGGATTCAATAAACAAACTACAGCATCGGGAGCAGAAGGCGAATGGATAGATGGTGATTTTGTTCGTTTTAGATATGGTCTTCCTGAAAAAGTAGGTGGTTGGAGACAACTAACTATTGCTGATGAAACACTTCCTGGGGTTGCTCGTGCCCAGCACACTTGGGCAGCAATTAGTGGCGAGAAGTACGCAGCCATTGGAACTCACAAAGGATTATTTTTATTTTATGGTGATGCTTTTTATGACATTACACCATTAGAAGCGGCCATTACTTCTTGTACTTTTTCATCAACAACAGGTTCAGCAACAGTAACGGTTAACAAAACATCTCATTTATTAGAAGTTGGAGATTATTTTACATTTAGTTCTACATCATTACCTGGTGGAGGAGAAACAGGATATACAACAGCTGATTTTGATGACATTGCTTATGAAGTCATTACAGTGCCAAATGCAAATTCATTTACAGTTACTATGACATCAAATGAAACAGGTTCAGGAATGTCTGCACAGGGATCCGTATCTGTTAATCCATACGTAGCAGTTGGTCCCGCGTTTCAAACTCCTGGTTATGGTTGGGGTACTTATTTATGGGGTGACTCAACTTGGGGAACAGCAAGAACAGTATCAGATGTTATTTTATCTCCAGGACAATGGTCATTAGATAACTTTGGTCAAATATTAATTGCAACCATTGCAGATGGCAGAACATTTACTTGGGATGCAGGAGCAGCTGGAGCAAGAAGTATAAGAGCTACTGTTATGTCAGGTGCGCCAACAGCATCTAGATTAACTTTAGTATCAGATAGAGATAGACATTTATTTCATTTTGGAACTGAAACAACTATTGGAACAACATCAAGTCAAGATCCAATGTTCATTAGATTCTCGAATCAAGAAGATTATAATACATACACGCCAACAGCTACAAACACAGCTGGTACATTTAGGCTAGATGCGGGGAACAAGATCGTAGGAGCTATATCTGGTAAAGACTATGTATTCGTATTAACGGATACTGCAGCTTATGTAATTCAATTCGTAGGACCACCATTTACATTTTCAGTTAGACAGGTTGGTACAAACTGTGGATTGATATCTCAACACGCATTAAGTTATTCTAATGGTGCTGTATTTTGGATGTCAGGTGAAGGAGGATTTTTTGTTTATGATGGTACAGTTAAAGCCATACCTTGTTTAGTAGAAGATTTTGTATTTACATCAGATGGAGATAATTTAGGTATTAATTATGATGCAGCTGAGACAACTTATGCAGAACACAACTCTTTATATACAGAGATTAATTGGTTTTATCCAAAAGCAAACTCAACTCAAATTGATAGATGTGTAACTTATAATTATGGAGAAAACGTTTGGTATACTTCTTCATTAGCAAGAACTACGTATGCAGATCAAGGTGTATTTGATTTACCTTATGCAACACAATATTCAACAACAGCAACACCTAATTTTAGTATTCAAGGCATAACTAATTTAGCTGGAGCATCTACGTATTATGCTCACGAAACAGGTACGGATCAAATTAATAGTTTAGGCACTACTTCAATTAATGCATACATATTATCAGGTGATTTAGATATTGATGATGGAGAAATATTTTCATCAATTAGAAGATTTGTACCTGATTACAAATATATTACAGGTAATTCAAAGGTAACTATTTTCTTAAATGATTACCCTAACAATACAGCAACAAGTTCGCCTTTAGGTCCGTTTACAGTTACATCATCAACTGATAAAATAGATACAAGAGCTAGAGGAAGATTAATAAGTTTTAAAATAGAAAATGATGCTACAGGTGAAACTTGGAGATATGGAACATTAAGAATTGATGCACAACCAGATGGAAGAAGATAATGGCTAAAATAACT